TGACAGCACTAAACTCCTTCTTATCCTTAGCCTTCGTTTGCTCTTGTCGAAGTCGCTTCTCGGTTTCCGCTCGCATTAGCTGCTTGTCCTTTTCTGTGAGCGTGGCAAAGTAGGGTTGTAATACACCTCGCTGATAGAGTGCGTCGTATATAGGCACGGATATTATAGGCAACTTCTTTGTTTGCTTGTACTCTTCGAAGTGCCCTGTAAGCCAACTTATCGCTGAGGCTTCTGTTTCTTCCTCTGTCATCGTGTTTTGTTTCTCCGGTAATTGTGAAATGTTAATATTATGTTCTCTCTGGGTGTCTTGCAACCACTGGCGATATTTTCCTAAAACCGTACAGACGTAGGACGAGTCAAAAAACTGATAAGGATTAGTTGTTTCCCCAAAATCCCCCCTTCTATCCATCTGAAAGGCTTTGTATATTTCTTGAAAAGACAATCCTGCAAATTTTTCAAAAACAGCATCCCATATCTCCTGCTTCTGGATAGGGTCTATTTCTCCTTTGAGTCCCACAAGAGTAGCAATGCGTGCAAAGAGATAGCCGAATGCTTCTTGTATTCTTACCTCCTCACGGTTGTAGTCTCTAATTCGCAGATATTGGTGTCCTATTTTAGCTATCTCCAACGATGTGAGTGCCCCAGCCTTGACTATTGTTTCTAATATTTTCAGCGGTTTGTCTTCCTGCAAAATAAGGAGATTTGCTGACTGTGGGCTGTTGTCCGTATGGTTCAGCGTTTGTAATGATTTTTCCATTTTCATCTAAGATTATTTGATTATTATTGGTCTGTTGAGGTGATTGGTCTGCTTGTAGCCAACTTGCCTCAAAGCCTCTCCATTGCTTCTGCACTACCCTTTCAAGGATAGCATTCTTGTCCTGTCCTGTTTTTCGAACTTGCTCAATGAAAGTTTTAAAAGCAATTTCGCTGTTTATGGCTTTCTTTGCCTTACGAATCTTTAACCACTCATCTACAAGCTCGGGGGCAAAACCTTCCGCAAGCATTGCCTTTTTGAAATTGAAAGGAGGGGGGGCGGGCGCAACTTGGGGGGAGGTTTCTTTTTCAGAGTTTAAAGGCTGTTCTTTTTTTTCACCTTCCTCAAAATCGACACACACGCTTTTTTGTTTCTTTTTTTCTAAAAAAGAAATATCATTTACATTAACATTATCATTTACATTAACATTAAGGGGGCTTTTGCTTTTTTTGCTTTTTTCAAAAACCAATTGGTTTTTTTGCTTTTCTTTGCTTTCTTCTAAGCCTTTGTTTTTCAGCGGTCTACCTCCTTTCGCTCCTGCCTCTTTTCTCTTTTCTTTAATTGATATATACTTTTGCGTATCCCTATCAATCGTTTGCTTTACAAATCCGAATGCTACTTTTGCAAGTGGTTTTAGCTCAATCAAGTTACCGTATATGGCATATTCCGCAATAGCCTGATAAACTTCCAACTGAACCTCACTTGGCAAATCCCGAATAACATTCAGCCAATCCTTGTAAAACACAAATGTATCTCGTTCCATAGTGTAGGTATTTTATTTTTAAAAACACCCCCTCACCCTCGACAAGCAAGGGGGTGAAAAATGAATGAGTTATTAGAATAACGTTAATTGTCGTTGCTTCTCGGTTACCATATTAATATTCTTAACGGCGGTTTCAAAATACTTATCTTTGAGTTCTATGCCTATACCGTAGCGTTCTAAACTAACAGCTTCGTATATCTCGCTCCCTATTCCTAAGAAAGGAGTAAATACAGTTTCGCCCTTATTGCTCCACATCTGTATACAACGTTTAATAACTGATAATTGTAGCGGGGCAATATGCTTCTCATCGCCTAAATCGGTAGCCTCTTTCTTGCCATTAAGTACATCAGTACGTTTAATGTCAAACCACGTGTTTACCTTGTAAACTTCCATTACTTCGTGAAGGTGTTCAATATCGCCCTTCTCTACATTCCACGTAGGAGACGCCCAATGTTGCCAAACTTCCAAAGGAAAGTTCTCTTTATTCTTGTTGTTAATTGGTGTCCAGCTTCCTTCGTCTCCTTCCCACTTGCGAAATATGGTGCAGTATTCGGGTAGTCCTACTCCTGTGTAACTACTATCCTTGCGTAGTTGCTTGTATAGAAGGCGTTGTGTTTTGGTGCGCTGCATTTCCAAAACAGGGTCAGTCCAAATATTCACCTTTGAGTGGTATTTAAATCCTACCGCCTCAACAGCTCTATGGTGGTCGCCTGTAAAGTCGTACAGTCCTGTATAACCGCTTGAATTCTTATATACAGCCAAATCTTTGGTGTGGCAAACCATTAACCTGCCAGGCTTCAATATTCTATACAAATCGTGCAAAAGGAATGTATATTGCTTGAAAAATTCCTCGTGGCTTTCATTGTTACCCATATCGTGAATGTAGTTAGAGTAGGTGAATAACGAACTAAACGGGGGGCTGAATATTATTAAATCTACTGAGTTATCAGGAATACGTTTAATCTCTATGCAACTGTCACCCTTCATTAGCCAATAGTTGGGTGTCTTCACCTCTTTAAACTTGTAGGAGTTGAGTAGTCCGAAGGAATTGCCATTGATGAATTTATTCATCTGGGCTTGCATTTCCTTAAATTGTTGTTCCTTGCGCTCTCTTGTTTGTTTAACGTTCTCCATTGTGTCTGTTGTAATAAAATAGATATTTACTTCTTTTGTTTGTCCAAAGCGATAAGACCTCCTAACCGCTTGGTATGTACCCTCGAATGAAAAGTCAAGGCTTGCAAATATTTGGTTGTGGCAATTCTGAAAGTTCATACCGAATTGGGCTATTTTCTTCTTTGTTACCAGCACCCTAAATTCACCATTAGCAAATCCTATTAACTTTTTTTCTTTGGTTTCTGTTTTCTCGCTACCATTCACCGCAACTGCGTCGGGTATGAGTTCAAGTACTTTCTTTTCCTCTTCATTTTGATTTACCCAAACAATAAACGCCTCATCGGAATTATTCACAATCTCGGCTACTGCTTCAATGCGTTGGTCAAGAGTGTTGCGCAATTCTTTTTGAAATTCGGTAGCACTTACCGAGTAAGGGTTGAAGAGCATACCATTGTCACGCTTTTGAGTCTGTATTTCCTTTTCAATGTAATTGAGTTTAGGCAACTCGTACCCCTCAGCACTAAATCCTATGTCAGAGGGTTTGGTAAGCATAGTAGCCCACGAACTAATCCACCCATAGAAGTCATTAGTAGCGTGTCCTTTTAATCGGTAGTTATTCATACCCTCATCACGCACAAACCACTTAGCCCGCATATCCTGAGCGTCTAATACGTTAAGGAACTCCGAGTGATTACCTATTTCGTTCAAATCATTAGGGCTTGGGGTAGCAGTACAGCATAATTTGTAAGGAGTGTTTTTAAACTCTTTGATGAGTTGGTTTTTGTACTTACCGGTGAAGTTCTTTAATATTGAACTCTCATCAAGCACCACCCCTACGAATTGAGTAGTATTGATATTATCTAACTGCTCGTAATTGCTGATATACACGCCTTGTAATGGTTCGTTATCGTGGTACTTTTGCACCTCAATACTGAACTTCTGCCCCTCTTGTATGGTCTGATAGGCTACCGCCAAAGGGCAAAGTATTAGTACTGGCTTCTGAGTGTACTTACTTACTTGATGTGCCCATTCTAATTGCATTAAGGTCTTTCCAAGCCCGCAATCGGCAAATATGGCATACCGTCCCATTCTTAGTGCCTTGCTCACAATGTAACGCTGAAAGTCAAATAGGTTAGGGTTTAATTCTTTATCAGGAAGTTCAAAACCCGCTTCTATTGTCTTTCGTTCCTTTGATTTTAGGAATTTTTGATACTCATTCATTTTGATTTGAAATTAGAGATTTGAATTAGATTGCCGCGCGCTCAATCTCCTTTCAAATGTTGTTAATTATTGTCTTAGTAATTCGGGGTTGTCGTGAATGTTTCCGATTATTTCTATTTCATCTTTAAATCCGTCCCACCAATTAGGATTAATTGGTCTGTGAGGTTTATTAGGAGTTATGTTTAGTACGTTTTTAGATAGCAAACAAAATCCACCATAAACTTCACTATATACTACCAATAATGGGTTGTATTCTATACCTTCATTTGTTTTCACTTTTAAAATGTCGTTCTCATAGATTTCAGTACCATTTTTATCGTATAGCCCTGTGAATTGACCTACTGTTTCAGGGTCTACAATAGAGTCCATAGGAATTAATAAATCTTTATTCCATATAATGTTTTCTTTCTTATAACCACCATATACCCAATCTTTTACAATAACAGTTGGTTTACCTCTAAATTTTATCGTTCTCATTACTTTATTTTTTTAAACTTTGCCCCCGCTCACGGCTCGAACGTGAGTGCTTTCCAATCGGGGTGCACGATGGCTACATTACAATTCTTTTATATTGTTTTAAGGAACTTATTCACAAAATACACTTGCCCTTTGCCTGTTACTTTTGGCGTTATTGTGGTGTGCATTACTCCGCCATTTCCTGAGCGTGTACCTTTCTTTAACTCGAATAGCCCTTGCTCAATGTATTTTTGATTAGGAATGTTGTAGTACTCTCCTCGTGTGCCTAAGTAGTGATTTTCTCTTAACCACTTGAAAAGTCTCTTTTCGCCTATCTCATAGCCTTTTTGAGTGATAAGTTTTGCCAATTCACCAATAAGGCAGGACGATTGAGAGCCTATAACAGTATCAGCAAACAATACCTTGGGGGCTTGTGCTTGCAGTTGCTTTTGTTGTGCTTCTATCTTCTCGGCTTGTTCGGCGGCTAATCGCAATGCCTCTGAAAATGACTGAGGAATTTGTTGGTGCGCTTGTTCTTTTGCCTCCAATTCTGCCCAACGGCGATTTACTTTAATGCGCAACTCAGCACTATATCCTGTCATTAGGTCGAATGTTTGCATTTTGGTAAGGCGGTATTCACGGTGTTGTTGGTTGCCCGTGTTTGGGTGGGTGTAATACCCCTCCCCAATTTTGGGGAAGCCCATTTTTTCGTAATTTTCATTAAGAGCATCGCAATCTCTTAATACGTGGTCGTGTCTCTTACCTGTTAGGTCGGCGATTTCACGGCTCGACATTGTTTGCCCAATTTTGTTGATTGTTGTTATTTCATACATATTTCAATTTTTTAATAATATTTTCCTTGTAAATTGTTTACTTGCTTCTCTATCTCATTCAGATACGCCAAATCATCTGGTGTTGGTAGGTATATACCCGCCTCCTTGCTGGCATAGTCTCTGAAATTATCAATGGCGGTTGTCATCTCCTTCGTGTCCAAACTCGCTGTACTTCGCCACGCTTCTCTTATCTCACCTGTTTTGCGGTTCACATACTCGGTACGGAATATCTGATGGTTTACAGTCTTCTTGAACATCTCTTGCTTCACATATTCGGGAGTTTCACCATATTCAAGAGCAAACCACGCAAAGAGGAGGTGAATGTAATTGTTCTGCGAGTAGGTGCGTTTAGGCTTCTTTTCGGTGATTTCAAAAGTCTTTTTCTTCTCGATGAGAAACGATAAACGCTCCTTTGCTCGTTGTACATCAAACTCGTTGGTTGCGTTGAAAATCATACTTTATTATCTTTGAAAGCAAGGCAGGAATTGAACCTGCTACTATCCCGATTGATACTTGCTTTTTGTTTTACCTTAAAAAGGCATTCCGTCATCTTCTTGTGCCGGTGCTTGTCCCATATTATTAAACATCGTTCCCTGCTGATATTGCGGTTGCCCTTGTTGCGTTACTTGCGCTGGGGGTGTATATCCCTGTGGTGCTTGTGCGTAACCTTGTGGTGCTTGCTGGTACTGTTGTGTTTGTTGCGCTACATTCGTAGTTTGAATAAGTTCAATTTTCCAACCTACAACCGTATTGAAGTACTTAATATCTCCTTGCTGACTTATCCATTCACGACCTTGCAGGTTAAAATGTATCTTAACTATTTGACCTATACGCAAGTTGTCTAACAATGCGCAATTGCCTTGTGCAAATTGAATGATAATATCTTGTGGATATTGCCCATCGGTGGTGATAACCAAATCACGCTTTTGAAAGCCATTTTGTCCTACTGTTTCAGTAGCAAATATTAATTTAATTTGTCCTTGTATTTCCATAGTTATAATAAAGGTTTTGCGATTTCTAATAGTTCTTTTTGTTCTTCAAGGAATTTATTTCTGATTTCTTTAGATTTAAAAGCAAGTATTCTCTTAATGTTATAAGTATTATCTATTTCAATTTTTTCCCTTGATACAATTATAACATATTTCAGCACATTAGTATTACTCCAATCAGGTCTCCAACCCTTATTGTAATAGTCTCTGAGAAATAGAAGTTTTAAAAGTGCCATCGTTGCATCAACAAGTCTCTCACTCGGTGCTTCTAAACAGTCTGGTAGATAGTAATAATCACCTTTTTTGTGTGCTTCTTTAATAACTTCCTCAAAAGTTGGTGCAGGTGCTTTTTGCTCAAAACCTTGTAGTTCTACTTTGTAAGGTTTAGTCGAGAGTGTTGGAAATTGGTCTTCATAATAATAACCTCCACTAACATATTCCGCTTCACCATATTCACTGAATGAAACAGTTATTAAACCATTGTTTTCTATTTTTGTAATTTTACCTTCCTTATCAGGAAAGTTTACTTGGTCATACACCTTCATTCCTACTTTAAATACTGTTTTCATTTTTCTTTAATTTAAATTCAATACCTTCAGATTTATAATCACATAATTTATAAATGATGGCGAGTAAATCGTATAGTTTTTGATTTATCTGCTTCTTTTCTACTTCCTCAGGCAAAAACATTCTTTCAAAAATTTCAAGCAGACGAGCTTCCTCATAAGTAGCAGATAAATTATTTTTGCCCTTTATCTCATACCCTTCATAACCTTTCCACTTGTCATTAAAAACAATAGGTCTTTCGTGGTCTAATTCTCTTATCTTTACAATAGAGTGTCTTATTTTCATCCTATCGTCTGTGGAAATTCCTTTGTTTTTCAAAAATTCCATTATCTCGAATAATATGTTATTCCTTTTTGCTTCTCTTTCTTTTGCTGTATCCATATTTCATTATTTTACTTATAAAAACTTTTACTTTTATGCAGCTCCAAAACCTCGCTGCTTTCCTTTCTATTTTCCTCAATAAACGCTCTTGCTTGTTGTATGCTAAGGTGTGTATTGATATTGCCGTAAGCGTGCGTATATTCGCCCTTTACGTGTGCTTCTTCTATCGCCTGCTGTATGTACTCCTCGCAGTAGTTATGCTCAATAGCGTATAAATCATAACCTTTGGCAGTGATACCCTCCAAGTGTACTGTATCAGTGGCGTGGAATATCTTTTGTCCGTTATTGAGAAATATTCGCCAACCGAAATTTGACACGTCGTGATATAGTTTCACTGGTGATACCTTGAAATCCCCATAATCGTACAACTTACCTACTTGCAGTACATCAATATTGTTTAGCCCCTCCAACTTGTCTAACAGAAACGCCCCGCAAGCAATTCGCAGTGTTGGTCGCTCGGCTTGTAATCGTTGTAAGGTGCGTAATTTCAAATGGTCGCCGTGCTGGTGTGTGAGGAGCACAATTTTCAAAGAACGTTTTACCGCTTCTAAGGCTTTGAGAGTAACGCCACAATCTACCATTATTGCGTTGTCGTAAACCACAGCGTTACCCTCGCTACCTGAACTAATTACTTTTGCGTGTATCATACGTCTTTAAAATCTACCCTATTAGGCTCTTCACTTGTCACTGGTTGTACAGGTTGTGCATTCTCAGTAGGTTCGTTTTGCTCTATAACCTCTGCGTCTTGGATATATCTCCCTTGTGGGTTGTCAATATAGTTGCCCTCATTGTCTGCTTGGTCTTTTTCTATCGCTTTTTGCATTTCGACAGAAAGCACCCCATAACGGTTTAACAATAGTTTTAGTACTGTCTTTTTTGCCATTAAGTCAAATTCATCTTTCCAAAGTCCACGATTTGTTTTAGCGTAAATCTTAGAGTACTTGCGGGCGTGTGCTTGCACTTCTTCAATTGTCATAAAAAGCGATTGTTGAAATCCGTTGAGTAGCTCAATGTAGGCAAGATAACCGATAACCTCACCGTTTGGATTTTCACCTAAGAAGTCAATGTGCCCTGTTACCTTGTTTCGTTTGATTTCCCCCTCACGAATTTCGCAAGTGCTAATCGTCTTGTACTGTCCGCTTCGAATTGCTAACTGAACAAATCCTTTATACCCCATTTGGAATTGAGGAATGGTACGGTTAGTTTTGACATCGAAATAAGGTATTACATACGCATACCCTAAGTTTTTATTTAGTGGCAAATTCAGCGCTGTGGCGTTCATTGCACATTTCATAAGGTCGGCAGGTTCGCACTGTGATAGTTCTTTGTTACTATCTGAAAGGGCTAATAAGTTAGATACAAATTCGCTCTTTTTTGCGCCTAAATTTTGCTCTAAGAATTTATCGGACTTGTTAAGGAAGTTCGCTAATGATTGTCGTTGTAATACTTGATTTTCCATTTTATTCTGCTGTATATTTAATGTTATTAGTTTCTAAGAAAACACGTAATGCTTTAAGTTGCGCCCTTGTGCCTTGTACGGTTAGGGTGTATTGTAATATATCCTCTTGCAAAGGGGCTTGTGTAGCCTCTTGTGCTGGTTGCACTTGTGCAGGTGCTTGCAAAGGAGCGGTCTCTCTTGCTCTCTCTTCAGCTTCTAATCTCGCTTGCTCGGCTCGTTTTTTTTGTTCCTCGATACGTTGTAATTCAGCCTCACGTTGTTGTTTGCGGTATTGTGCATTCTGTATCGCTCTTGTAACGTCAATCGTTTGCTTATACTCGGTAAGGACTTCAGCTTTAAACTCGTCAGGTTCATTTAGACTTTCAATGAGTTGGAGGCTTTTTGATACCTCGCTTACAAAGTTTGCAACTTGCTCTTTAAGGCTTTTGTCGCTGGCACTAAGTGTGATATTCAGAGACAAGCGTTCAAAGATGAGGAAGTCAATACCTTGCGACTGGCATAATTCAGTGAAGTAGTCTTTGATACGTGTGATTTTGTCGCTTATCAAGCGATTTTTCACCTCGTCTATTTTCGCTTTCAGCGTACTATCTGCTTTGTCGTAATGTACTTTGATATGCTCTTTGTATGCCTTCTCAAAGGCTTCATAAGGAGCATTTACCTGCTCTTTGATAAACTTACGCTGTGTCTCGAATACATCAAGTTCTTTGTGCAACATCGTGCGGGTATTTTTCGCACTCTTTATTGTGTCTTCATTTACTAACTGGTTGTCGAGGTTTAATTCAGCAATTTTTGCCTCAATCTGTTGCCCTACCGCCTTGATACGCTCATATATGATGATAGGAGGCTGTTGTAATGTTATTAATTGTTCTTCTTTCATTTGGTTTGTATTTTACGTTATTACTTTTTGCTTAACTTTTTGTACAACCAGCCCAATAGTTGAAGATAGTTTGTTTCATACTCTCTTTTACTATCGTATTCGTGCCCATCGACGCTCGTGGTGTAATATACGATTATGCCAGTTAATGTTTTTTCTACATTGTCGATTTGTAGAATGCTTTCAAATTCTTGAAACTCTCTATTGTTGTAAAGAAATTCAATAAGAAATTCTTCGGCTAAATAAAAATCAATATTGTTCATTTTCTTTATTTTTTAGGTTATTACTTTAAAAGAAAGTGCCGTGCGTTGTTGTG